AGAGGAGAAGAACTTGATTGTTAGGTGCGATACCACCAAAAAAGGAGACTCTGGTCGTAGTCAGCGTTATATGATGTCTAAAAGATATTACGATTTAGAGGATTTAACAGAAGAAGAAAAATTACAGGGATTATTAGGGGTATAAAATGGATTATAATGAAAGAGAGCAGAGGTTAGACCTATTGCAAATAAAGTTAGACAAGATAGAAGAAGAATTAAAGTCTATTCAGAAAGAAAAGCAAACTCTTTTGGAGAGTTTAAATCATTGTAACATTTTGTTAGAAAAGTTTACAGGAGAGAGCAATGACTAACCTAAACAAAACTATGGATGCAGTAGCAGAACTGCACAAATCGCATGGTGTAAGACAAAAAGGTGGTAAACTTTATACACAGGTTGTTCACAGAATGGAAGCGTTTAGAAAGCAACATGGCACAGAGTTTGGTGTTGATACATCTATACTTGTAAATGACGGACAAAAAGTTGTAGTAAAAGCAATTATAACAGACAAAGATAGTCGTATAGTTGGTGCTGGTATGGCTGAAGAAATACGAGGGCAAGGTCTTGTCAACACAACATCTGCATTGGAAAATGCTGAAACATCTGCTATTGGTAGAGCATTAGCTAGTCTTGGACTTGCTGGTGGTGAGTATGCAAGTGCAAATGAAATGGATGCAGTTGTTCGCAAAACTGATGTCATTAAAGAGACACCTCAAAAAGAGGTAAAGAATGAGGTGGTGGAGCAAACCCCAGATAAAACAACTCCACCATCTCAACCAAAAGATGCGGTTGAGGATTACGAAAAAATAATTAATCGTATTAAGCAAGCTAGGTTTGTAGAGAACAGAGAAGCAGGTCAGTTAAGGTTATTACAAGAGAGATTTCAAAAAGATTATGAAGGTGTAATAATGAAACTACCAAAAGAAATTCAACAAAAAATATTAAAATTATTTACGGATGCTGAAAATCAATTAAAATCACAAATAAGGAGATAAAATGGCTAATCAATATAAGAAAGTATTTACCTGTAAGTTATTTGAAAACGACAGGATTATATCTAACAGAACACATAGCAACAGTAATTGGGTTCCTATGGTTGGAGGAGAAAAAGCAGATATTGTTTTAAAAGAAGGCAAAAGGTATTCTGCAAGTTTATTTAAAAATGATAAAGGTGGACTTGATTTTTCTTTATCTGAAGTAATAAACACATACGAAGGCGAGATGGACTCTATATCTGAAGCAGTATCGCAACCAGGCATGAAATCCATAGCTGAAGTTATGGAATCTAATCAAGTTGAAGAAAAGAAAGAAGAAGAAAAGAAATTAGATGGAGATGAAATTCCTTTTTAAGACTTTTTTTTAGATTTCTTTTTAGTTTTTTTTACAGAGGTAGACTTTGGGGGTCTGCCTTTTTTACTTCCGTATGTTCCTTTACCCATTGGCATAGCTTTATCCTTTCTTATTTTTATTGCGGTTAGAAATTGCTTTAGCTTTTCTTTTAGCATCTGCTTTACTACTTGCACCCCATGCACGAAGCGACAAAAGTAATCTTGTAGGTTTCCCATTCTTTTTTTCAGGTCCACGCATACCTCCCATTCTAGCGAGAAAACTTGCTCGTCTTGGATTATCTCCCTTTTTAACAGGAGCTTTTAATTTACCACCTTTATAACTAGCACGACCTTTGGCATTGAGTCCGCCTTTAGGATTCTTGCCTTCTTTTCTTTGCCATGCTGGAGTTCTAGCCACTACTTACATTCCTCATTCTTTCACATAATCTTTCTGCACGATTAGTAACTTGTTTATACCATTTGCTATCTTTCATTTGATTAGCAGCTTCTTCCCATTCACGATTGTCTACTGCTCTTTTCATTTTGTGAAAGCGAGATAGTCTTGGTCTACCCATGTTAAACATCATATTAGCTATTATGTGTTGAGCTTCCTGTGGTAATTCATCAAAGTCATAATACAACTTTTTGCACTCATCTATTGTTACTTCCATATCCTGTTCAAATAATTCGTAAACTCTTTCTTCACCTATCTCTGTTCCTACTTCTAACTCATATTCAGGGTCAGAATCTTTAATTAAATGTCCTATACCACAAGTAGGTAATCCAAGATAATCAAGATAGATTTCATACTTTACGCCTTCATCTACTTTTAATTCTTCTCTTAATGCTACTGTATTCATTTTCTTTTCTTTGCAGTTTTAGCTGATTGTTTAAATGCTTTAGCTGTTGGAGCACCTTTACTACCAGGTTTCCGCATTTTTTCTTTGCTTCCTGCTTTTATTCTTTTTCTTTTAGCATGAATATTGGCGTATAATCCCTTTTTCTTTTTCATTTGCATCTCCTTCAGTTTCGTATTCTATAACACCTCTGCATTTATAACATATATAAGTGCCGTCTGGTTGCTTTTGCAATGTGTAAGCAATACACAATGGACACATTTTATCTTTTTCTTTTCCCAACGCCTAACAACTCACAATGTTTCATATAAAAATAATTACCTATTTTATTAAAGAACTTTGATAAACTCAAATAAAAACTAATCATTTTGTTATCTTCTTATATTTTTCAAAAGTACGAAGTCCGCCCAATCCAAGCATACCCATAAGTACAGTCATTAAACTTCCCATGTCAAAGGTAGGCAATTCTGGTATATTTATTTTAAGATAAGCACAAACAAATATAGTTACTGGTGCAAGGACAAAGTGCCAACATAAAGCAATTCCGCATGTCCATCCGATAAAAGGTCTCCACCCTGCAACAAATATAGACTTATGTTGTGCTTCTGCTTTGTTAATTTCAATTTGACCTTTAGCTAATTCCTGTGCATGTTTCTCTGCCATAGTAGCCAAGTCATGTGCCAATTTATTCTTGACATCTTTATCTTCTATGAACTTTCCAACAAGTTTACTTACTGGACCTATTAGTGCTGTTAGCATTGTTATCTCCTTTATGCTCATGACCCATCCATATTCCAAATACTCCAGTCATCACTCCCATAACAACTGAAACAAAAGCTGATTGGCTTGCAGTTGGGTCTGTTAAATTCATAAACCATTCAGCACATCTCCAAGACATTATCGTACTTGCTAACATCATGAAGCGTGGTAGAATTTTCCACTTTAAAAATGTATCTACATTCATCTTAAAATCTCATTTAATCCAAAAACCTCTAGTAACATAAAAGTAAGAAACAATAACAACACACCACCTGCTATAAGTTTACCAGAAAAGTTTGTTGAACCTATGCGTATAGCCACAAATTCATTGCCAAGTATTCGTAGTATAAGTTCAAAGCTATTCTCTCCTACCTTTAAATCAATGGGTTTTTTCTTATCATCTGTCATTAATACAACCTCATAGATTCATTTACAGTAACTAATTTGCAAAAACAATCATAGTTTTTTTCATCTTCACCAATTTTAATTGTTTGATTATCAAGAAAATTTTTAAAATAATCACAATTGTTTACATTGGCAAAATGCGTTTGCCCTGATGGAGCACCTGCCAAATAGCACATTAAAAGAAAAGCAGGTTTCATTTTACACTCTGTCTTAAGCTATCTAAAACATCATCAATAGTTGGTTCTTTTGAGTTTGGATTGTGCAAGCACTTGTACTGACGAGGACACCCAATAAAAGTATCTGTAAATTCAAGTTCATAAGTTTTATTTGCTCCCTCATATATGCAAGCTAACTTGCCTTTATATGTTTTTTGATGTTTTAATCTACAAGTTACATACACTTTTTTGTTTTTCCTGTATTGTTTTTGTTGCCACGACCACTTTGGTTGCCCTTTGTATTTGTATTCTTTTCCGCCAGAATTAAGTGTGGTTGGATATAACATAAGTAAAAATGCAATAACATAACTACCAACCATATTTATTTTTTAACATTAGTAAAACAAATATAATAAAACCAATAATTGTTGTGCAAAGTATAATTATGCCTACCACACTAATAATTTGTTCTCGTAATTGTTGTCTTTCATATATCATTTTCTGCCTGTCTTTTCTTATTTTCCCCTCCATAGCTAATAATTCATTGTATGAATTAGGTCCAAATGTAAAATTAAGAAATGTTTTTAGCTCTTGCCTTTGTTGCTCAAGTTTCTTTTTTGCAGCGTATGCTTCTAATGCTTGTTGCTCTATTGAACTTGCATACAAAAGTTTCTTAAATAATGGAGGATTTTTAGTTTGTTTTTCTGCATTATCAACATCTGATACAGCACCCATCCAACGCCCAATGTCGCCAGTCATACTTTCTAAATCACGACCTAACTGAAACCCAGCTTTAATTGTATCAAATGCTTTAGTGGCAATTCCTACTGCTGCTGTAATTGTTAATGGGTCCATTTAAGTATTCTTTCATTTATCTAACTAATAAACCAACCAACATTACTATAGCAGTTCCAGAAGTTGCAATCAGTATTCTTTCTATCCTAGCTACTCTTTGCATTATTTCTGTAAACTTCATGTTAGACACAGCTATGTGCCTTTCAAGAGTTACATTTATTTCTTGTATTTTTAATTTAGTCATTAGCTTTCCTCTGGAAAATCATATATAGGTGCATTGCCAGTTGGGTTGCCATCACTATCTACTGGTACATCAAACAATGCTTTAAATGCAATAAGGTTTGCACAATCATTAATCTTTGTTTCTATTGTGTTACAAGCAGTTCTTACTTTATCTCTAAAGGTAGTAGTTGCTGATGCAATAGCAGTTCCCTTTTCAGATTTGCGAGTAACTTCCCAATCTGTTTTAGCTAACATATTGTTAGCAGTTTCTTTTGTTTGTCTAACCCAGATTGTTTTAAGTCCTTCGTTGATAACTTGATTACCATCAGCATCTTTAACTTTGTTGCCATCTGAATCTGTAGCATCTTCATCAGCTAACTTTCTTTCAATACCTTTGCTCCAGTAAAATCTATTATCATAAGAAGTGTCAGCATCATCTGTCCATGCTACACCCCAATCTTTTTTGTTCTGGTCAGTCCAAGCTGTTGCCCAATTATAAGGATGCTTAAAACCATTCTTATCTTTCCATGTGCTACCAACTTTAATTACATTTCCGTCATGTTTCCAAACCATTATCTTCTCCTATCTAGCATTTGAATATTTAAAAGGGTTTTCGGCAAAAGCCATGTAGACGTATCTTGTGCTACTTCCATTTATCCAAGTAGTTGTAGCTCTTGCTTTAAATCCATTGCTTAAAAAATCAAAATAAGTTCCACTTCCTTCAGCATTACTTAAATCTGCCTGTAAATAAGAACCGACTACATTATCCACATCTCTTTTGTTATCAAACATAAACCAATTTTGAGCACTTCCAGAACTTTTGCCTAAAATAAAAGCTGGTTTAAATCCTAAATGAATATAAGTGCCATCTGTTGAACCATTGCCAATATAAGAGCCAAACTTGGAATAACCAGCAACACTTGTCCAACAATATGCTACATAATCAAAATTTTCATTTCCAGATGTAGCATAATTAACTCCAGGATCATTATGTACAGTAAATAAATTTGTTGTTGGTGCAGTATCATTCCAAAAATCAGCAGAATCAACTGTTGCATAATTTTGGTCTAATCTTAATTTATCAGTCTCTGGGTCACTTGCAGTTCCTACATGGTAAACTGCCCAACCATTAGCATTATCTCTGTTTTTAATCATTATAAATTCTGGAACTGTACCTAAAGCATGAGCAACTGTATCAGCATCAGTAGATGAATCTGCTTGATAAGTAACAATAGAAAATTTAGCAGTAGTATTTACACTTATAGAAGTTGCATCTATTGTACCTTGTGTTGGGGTAAAAGCTACTCCATCTTTAATAAAATTGCCACTTACATCTGCATGGTTTCCCCCTGCTTTCCAATTCCAAGCTACATAAGTGTTAGTTTGATAGTTTACTAATGCAGTACTATCTGCACCTACACCAAAACCATCAGACCTAAATTCATCTAAAGTATTTGCATAATCTCCCTCTGCATTTGCAGCAGAAGATATGAGATATTTTCCTACACCTCTAGTTGAATCAAACAAAGCATGATGGTCAGAATAACTTCTTCCTTTAATCCATACAAAATCTGGTTTAAATTCTAACCCTCCAATATCTTGGGCTGATTGATTATTTCCAGTATATAAAAGAGTATCAAAATGGTCATCTGCTTGTGTATTAGCATTAGGACTTATCGTTGGCTCACTTAAATTAGCCGAGCATAATGCAAGATAGCCAGTAGGAACTGCACTATGGAACGAACCTTTGCCATTTGCATCTGAATTAGATGTAGCTGTTTCTTGACCAGCAAAAGAACTGTCTTGTCCAAAGTTTACAGTCGCTTGTGCTTGATAACCATTTATAGCTGGGTGGTATGTTAGTGCTTCCATATTTTCAAAAAGAGTAAAAAGAGTTCCACCATCTACATTGTATTTTATTGAAGTTGTAGAACTATCTAAATCAATAGCTATGCCAATAACTGAATTTGCTACAATATCTGGATTACTTGTTATGCTTGTTGAACTTGCCCCAGTTATCTTATATTCTGTAGTGCCATTTATATTAACTCCATAAACATACCCATCTAAAGAATTACTCCAAGAACTATCACTCCAATAAGTAGCATATGCTCGTCTACCAGCTTCTCTTATGCCAACTGTAAGTGCTTCTGCTGAACTATCATAAGAATCTGCCCTTACTTCAAAATACCATTTACCAGATGAAAAGGCGAATGTTGATGCTATTTGATTCCATGCACTATTATCATATCTTAAATTTGCCTCTGATAAAGTACCAGGCGAATATGTAATATTATAAAGAGGGTTTAACGTACACCAATTGTTTTCTGGGCAATCTGGAAAATTTGAATCATATGCAGATAAATTAGCAGATGTAAAATGATTTGAATTAGCAGTGTCTGCTCCTATAGTAGAAGTCGAAGCAGTCCCAGTTCCAGTTTGTTTAAACTCTAGTCTAAATCCATTAGTACCAAATGTTAATCCACTTGTGTCTTTAGGAATCCAAGCACCTTCTTTTGTTTCACCAAAACTAGTTGGTGATAATGCTTGTCCATCTATAAAATTAACTTCTGCTATATACCCATCAAAATAATTTGCAGATGCTTGACCTCCAATACCATGTGCTTCTGCTTTGTTTATTTCCCCTTCTCCAGAAGGATATGTTCCAGACAAAGTTTGCAAAACATTATTAACATATATTTTAAATCTATTTGAAGCAGTACCTTCGGTTGTATCATGGATAGCTACAATGTGATACCAAGAAGTTACATCTCTAAAAACTGAGGAACTAACAACATTTCCAAATGCACCTTCAAATTTTAATGTGTTATCAGTATAAAACAAAAAATTGTAATCTCCTGCAGAAGCACAAAATAAAGTTGCAGTTCCACCTAGATTCCCTCTTTTAACCCAAGCACTCCAAGTCCAAGTTTCTCTATCACCTGCAGAACCAAATGTTCGTTGCAAAGATGCACTATCATCATCATTTAATCTAACTGATTGAGTTGCTACACTATTATAAAAACCACTTGAAGGATTTGCTAACCATGCTTCTGAACTAAACATTTTTAATTACCCAAAATTTAATTGTGGTGTGCCTAGCAAAATTGAATTATCGGCTTTTACCACATATGGCACGACATCATAATCATTATTAGCACTTGATAAGGTTAAACCAGCACTTTCTGCCGTTTCATAGTCTGTCCCTAAAGAAACTGTCCCAGCACTACTGCTAGATGGCTGAATAAAGATAATTACACCAGTTTGCCCTACATTTGATGCTTCTGTGCTTGGATTAGCTAACGAATTTGAACCTGATGATAAGGTCAGGATAAAATTTTGGTATGTATCAAAATCTAAAGTCATTCCAGTTCCAGTATATACTGCTGGAACACTTGCTTTTCCTATAACTACTCTACCAGTTCCATTTGGTGTTAAGGTAATATCGCCATTAGCACCATCAGTAATAGTTATATTACCAGAGTTTGTACCTTTGTTAGTGTCTAAAATTAAATCATAAGTACCACTTGTTGTTAAAGTTGCACTAGCACCACCAGAGCCAATAATAGTTTCCCCAGAACCTTTAGGTTTTAAATGTAAATCAACATTTGTTTCGCCACTTGCTCCTAAAATCGGTGGGTTGCCAGTTGCACCATTTGTAATTTCTAATTCATTTACTGCTGAAGCAGTTGTTTGAAATATAATTTGTTCATTATTGTTTTCGTCTGAAATAAAGTGAGCATCGTCAATTATTATATTATGAGAATTAGTGTCTAAATTCCCACCTAATTGTGGACTTGTATCGTTAACTATATCAAATGTTACTGACGAATCTGTAAAATCCACTGTATTTGCAGAAGTATTTACTGTGGCAAAAGTAATGTCATCAGAGCCATCATAAAATTTTATTGTTAAAGAATTACTTCCAGAATTAGTAGTATCTAACCATAATGTTCCAGTTGTCGCACCACTTGGTCTTGAAGTGCCAGAGTGCATTGTATTTATGGCAGTTAAAGCATTGTTTAAATCAGTCCTAAAAGCTGGAAATGATTGGTTTGCTATATTCATATCATGTTGTGTCATAATTATTTATACTCCTTTTAATAACCTTTTGCAATATAATCAAAAGTTTTTGAAACCCCTGAATTTGAACTATTAAAAAATGCAACATCAAATCCAGTTGTCGCTTTATTGCTAACTGTAAAATAATCTCCAGTAGCCATTCCTTGTGCAGTTACCCCTACTGCATAACTAGCAGTTTTAAATGGTTTTGTAAATGTAATTGACTTTGTGCTTGTTCCTGAAACGACATCATTATCGCTAAATATTCTGTCTTGCATATCTATGGTAACTGTTACTGCCGAAACTACTGGGGTACTTGCATTATCTCTTGAAATTAAAACAACTCTAAATTTAAAGTATCTTGCTTCATATTCGCCAATCACAAAAGTTCTAAAATCTGTATATGTGCTATTATCATCACTAGTTGCTATTTCTAAATGTGCATTACAATTAGCTGGGGTATCTCCATCAAAATTAGAACTTGCATCATCAAAATCCCCACTTCTATTGTCAAACAAATCATCAGGGTTATCTGCTGATTGTGTTAATGATGCAGTAATTCTTGCAGTATGTTTTGCTCCTATATCAATTACATTAGCAAACTCATAATTGCCAGAAGATTGAAAATCTGCATTTGCTACCCCACTATCAAAAAATCTAGTTGTTTCAGAATCAAAATTTCCACTTGCACTATCAAATAATTCTGATGAATCTAATTCTATTGCACTATCTGTTAAAACAGTATTTGTAAAAGTACCCCCAAATGTTGGGTGTTCTGCTTGTGTTGTTATTGCATTGAAATTTAAAGGACTTGTAACATTAGATATTATAGCAGTTGCATTTGAACTAAAGTTTCCTAATTTATCAACTGCCTTTACAAGATAAGTTCCTTTTCTTGCTGGTACTGATATTGATGTTGCTGGTCTTGATATTTTTTCCACTAAAGCAACTGAATTAAGCCAATCTGCTGAACCATCAGTTTCTTCTGAATATCTTAAATTATAATAAGCTAAATCTAAATCTGTTACTGCTTCCCATGATAAATGGGCTTCTTGACCACTGACATTAGCTGAAAAGTCTGTTACATCTGATGGTGGAGCAATAGCACCTACTATTTTTCTTTGAGCCGATACATAACTTGAAGAAACCCCTACTGTATTTACTGCTTTTACTCTTACATCATAAGTAGATTGGTCAATCACATTTAAAACTCTGTGATTTAACCCTGAACCTTGAGCATAAATTATAAAATCGGAATCCGTGCTTAATTTATACTCTACTTGGTAATAATCTATAAATTTATCGGTACTTGCACCAATAACAACATCTAAAGCCACAATAACTGTTCCGTCATTATATTCTATTAATTGGTCTGATAATGTAACACTGGCTGGTGGCTGAACCACAAAAGGGTTTGGCAAAGTAGTTGATGGTATAGCTGGAACTGCTACTTGAGTTCCAAATGTATAAAAACTATCCTGATGTTCTGAACATTGTAAAGCTACTGTATGGTCTGCATTTATTGTCATTCCTTGAACACGAAATGCCTTTGCTGAAAAACTTGGTGTTGCATGAGTTATATTAACAATATCCCCAATAGCTAAATCAAGCCCAGTTGCATCACACAGAAGCGAAATGTCTAAACTAGACCTAGACCTCCTTAAAATGATTTCAGCCATCTCTTGGGCTTGATATGGGCTAGTAAACATGGAAAAATCAAATCTTCCCTCTAATAGCAATCCACCATCAGCAGTTTTCATGGTTGAATGTTGGTCTGCACTAGCTAAACCAGTTTCATCTACTGGTGGAAATTGTGCAGTATCAGATTGGTAATTTTTATTAGGGTTTGTGAAATTTACTATTACCCTATTATATCGTGAGTTTTTATTTTTACTTTGAACTGAAATACCACCAATAATATTGTCCTCTGTAAGAGTAATTGAAGCCGAACCAGTGCTTTCAACCAAAATATTATATTTTCCCCCAGTGAAATTTAAATATGCTCTACAACCCCTTACAAAGTCCTTTACATTGTCTATTGCTTTTTTAGATGTATCTACAACTGTATGACTATCCATTAAATCAATGGCACTTGCTCCACTATAAGGGGTTATATCAGCATCGCAAACATCAGATGCAGTTTGCCAATCTGCAAAATTGCTATCAAAATAACTATTAGCTATTCCCATTCCAAATCTTTCATTTCTTAAATAATCTAATAATTGCAAAACTGGATTATCTGAATATTCCCATGTGGAACTTGTATCTGCTCTATGGCTACCACTCCCACCAGTTACAGTTCCATCTAAATTTGGATTATAAACTTTTTTTCCTTGCACTATTGCATTTACACTTGGCAAAGAGCCAAATTTATCCTGATTCCATTCAAACTTTAAAGCTAAATATGCTAAACCTCTTAATCTATGGTTTGATGTCCACGAACTTAATGTTGATAATAATGTTGATGCACTTTGACTATCACTTCCAAAATGTGGCTCACAAGTTATTAAACTTGCACCATCATAAAAGTTAGCATCTCCACTTCCAACTGTTATTGAAGTATTATCGGCTATATCTCCAGACCATGTAACTTGATTATCATTTATAAATATTGCTGATATATCATTTATTTCGCCCTCACTTAAAACTATTGCCATATAAAGATATTGATTATCAGTTCCAGATGTTTCTAAAAAAACAACATTTCCACCCACTTTTCTTGTGCCATAAACTATTGGAATATGTGCATTAGCATTGAATTTATTGACTAAAACCCCTCTGGCATTTTGGTCAGCTATATTTTGTGAAAAATCTGGTATATCTGGCATTGGAACAAGCCAGCCAATAACATCTTCTACAACATCAACAACTACATCAATTACATCTTCAAAAATATTACTTATAAATTTTCCTATAGATTTAAACACTTACAATCTACCCCATTTTATGTCTTTTACTGTTAATGCTGAAAATTCCATTCCTTTGTCCCCACTAAAAAATCTTTGCTGGGAATTATCTGTCGTAGTTCGCCCACTTGTTTTGCTAAAATTTCCCCAGTGTGAAGTAATAGTTAAAATAAGACTAGCAGTAGTTGTATTATCGCTTATTTTATATTCATCAATAGTGCCATAAAACAACAAAAATGGGTCTGCAATTAATGCTAAATTTTCATCTAAAAACCCCCTATAAATATAAACATTATCATTTATAATATTTTCTGCTAAAGCTACCGAAATATAAGTTTGGTCAACTCCTGATAAACTTATTGCTAAAGAGTTTTTTGTTGGTGTGTTTGTTTCATTTATATTGGTAACTGATTTTAAATGTCCATTTGCAAGGTATGTTCTGGAACTCCCTGAAACACTTGAAGTTATATCAAAACTTGCATTAGTTAAATATATAGGAGTAGCAAATCCAAATTCTATTAATAAAACTGGCTCTATTGTTCCAGTAGCTAGTTCTGTTTTTACTGCACTTGTTAAACCTCTAGCCATTTACAAACTTTCTATTACATCAAACTCATAAGAAAACAGTAAATTTCCGTCTTTGTCATTTTGATTTGCTTGAAACTCTTGAATATCGCTGGTTAATTGCACTGTAAAAGGAATTGAGTCATATGTAACCGAACTATTATTTGTAAGAGCAGTTCTTAATGGTGGTTCTATTGTTACAGTTGAAGCATTACTTGACGAAGTTGCATCTGCAACAACCATATAAACTTTACTATGTGCAAACTTTATAAAATCCCCAGCTTTTAACCTACCAGCACCATCTCCAGCAAATCCATCAATGGCTATCGTGGCATCTGCTACTGAATGAGCACCATTAACAAGTAAAGTGCCAGTTTCGTTTCCTTGTGCATTTAAATAACTTGGCATTGTTATTGTAAAATCTTCTTTTCTTGACCTTTGTTTCATTATAAATGCCATTATAGGTGCAAATTCTTCTCTGGTCATGGGTGGATATTGAACTGTAAAACTAAATCTTTGTCCCTGAACTTGTCTGCGAAATGATTTACCACTATCTGTTTCAGAAAATAATGTTTTTTGATTACTTTTAATATTAACTGCAGTAAATCTAACATTTGGTAATGCTCCACTCATACTATCGCCATTCTACCCTTTTCATTTACTGCTTGATTTATCATGTTAATAATTAACCCTCTACTATTAACTAATAATTCATTGAACCCTCTAGCATCAACAGTATTTATATTAAAATTAACATTTACTGGTTGGCTCATATTTCCAAGTTTATTATTTGGTACAACATTTGATGGTCTATCAGGAACAACTAATTCTGCACCAGCTTCCCCCACCATATATGGCTGACCCTGATTCATTCTGCCACCAAGTTTTCTTCCCTGATATTTAGTTTGAGCAATAGTAGCGATTTGAACTGCACCCATAGCACCTATTAAAAAAGCCATTGGTATATTTGCAGTTGCTAAAGCTTTACTTACCCCTTGTGCAGTATTCATTACTGCTTGAGCCATGTTAAAAGCTTTATTTAATGCAAATGCCTTTTTATTATTTGCCGACATTCCAGCTAATATTTGTTTTCCACCTTGTATCATTATTTCTTTTTCTTGTTCTTTACTTAAATCTGCTAACTTTAAATTCTGAAACTGACCAGTTTTCATCGCTTCAAAGTTGTCTTTCATTAGTTTTTTTTGAATTTCTAGTTGTTTAAGAGCAGTTTCTTTGTCTATTCTTATTTTTTCATTAGCTTGTATTCGTTGCAGTTCAAGTTGTAATGCATCATTATCCATTATTGCTCTAATATGATTATCTTGAAATTCTTTTTGAACTGCAAACTCTGCGTCCATTTGTTCTCTTAAAGCACCAACTTTACTTTTAATCCCACCAGTAACCATTTCTTGTCCAGTCATGCTTTTGTCCAAAAGGTCTCCTTGTAATTCTTGACCAGTTAAGAATTTTTTGTTTAATTTTTCTAATTCTTTGAGTTTGGCTATTTCTTTATTTAAATTGTCCTGATATTCTTTTGATTCTATTATTTTTCTTTTTTTACCAGCAATTTCCATTTCATAAGCAGTTATTAAATTTCTTTCTGCTTTTATCTGTTTTTCTACAAGTTCTAACGCATCTTTATTAGTTTTTAGGAAAAAGCCTGTTTGGTCTTTCGCAATAGAGTCTAGAAGATTTTTTTTCCTCTCTAATAGCTTGTTTAATTTCTTATAAGGGTCTTGCCCTTTTGCTAATGCATCATTCATGGTTAGAATTGCAGTCGTTACTCCAACTAAAGCACCAATAATAGTAGT